ATGTCAGATAAACCGTTTAAGACACTAGAAGAACAAATTGAAATTTTAAAACAAAGAAATTTAAAATTTAAAAACAGTGAAAATGCTAAATATGTACTAATGAATAACTCTTATTATGGATTAATAAATCGCTATAAAGAATTATTCTCGATTTCTACTCAAAATGCTGAAGGCGATTTTGAAGATGATTTTCAAGGAAATTACTTTGAGGATTTGTTAAGTATATATGATTTTGACAAAAACTTATCTTCGTTGCTCTACAAATATTTTTCTATGATTGAGACTACATTAAAAACATCTTGTTCTTACTATATCTCTTTATACATTGGTGAAATGCAAACTAATTACTTAAATAAAAACAATTATTCGTGGGGATATATTGTAGAACACGGTAAGATGAAAGGTCGACCTTCAAGAGAAGTCACTATTGATCATTTAGAAAAATGCATCAAAAAAAGTGGAGATCCTTCAATTGAGTATTATAAAAAAGAACATAATAATGTACCACCTTGGATTTCCATCCCTGCACTTTCTTTAGGAACAATCTATGAGTTGTATCGTATTTGCCCAAAAGAAGCTAAAAGTGATATTTCTTCTGTTTTTATGAAACCAAAAATCCAAGATATTAGTGCTCAAAAAAATTTATTTATAAAATCCTTGAAATTTATTCACATTTACCGAAATAGAGTAGCGCATGGACAAAGAATTGTAAATCACTGTGTGGAAGAAAAAAATGTTTTACCTAAATATGAATTTAAATTATTCTCTAAAAACAAGAAAACTCATATGCTAGTCAAAGATGGTCGTTCAGATTCAATAATTGGGCTTTTTTTATCAGTTACCTTGTTATTATCTTCGAGAAGTTTAGTGCAAAGTCAATTTATAGATGAACTAGAATCTATTTTTGTTACCTTAAAAAAAAGAAATTATAAAGCTTATGATTTAATGTGTAGAAAGTATATGATTCCAAAGAATATTTGTTCTCTCTTGAGAAATGTATAGCATATGTATCGCCCCTCACCGAGGGGCTATTTTTATCTTTGCGGAATATTTAAGTACCATCGTTTATCGTGGAAATCTTGCGCTCCACCTTTAGTATTTCCTGTTGAATCATTTGTAGCACGCATCATAACGTATACTTTCTTATTAGGGAAGTTGTGCATGTTAAAAGATACATGATAGCCAACATTCCCAGATGTCCCATACGCTTGATTTACATCCGGTCTATAAATTCCATCACCTCTTACTCGAGCTAATTCTTTTCCAGTATCGTAATTCATAATGAAGATATACTCGTATTTATAGTTAGCAATGTGCCATCCAGCTACATGCAAGTTTGCGTTTTCGATTTCTCCGAACTGATCAATGTGGGCGTAATTTGTTCCATCTGTCAGCGTAGGATTTGCAGCACCTGCTCTAGTTGGATCAATGACTGGTTTATCCTCCGAAGTAGTTGGATTATCATCCGTAAAACCATGAGCCAAATCATAGGCTAATTTTTCTTTACTTACACCCATTTCAGAAAGATAACCGTAAGGATCTGTATGATTGCCCCAAATATTTTGTGTTACCCATAAATGCGATTTGATTCCTGGTTGGTTATAAGGCGTGTCCAATGTTAATGGAATACCATATTTCATTGCTGAATCTCTAGCCAATTCAACGTATGCCTTGTAGTTTTTCTCAAACGTTGTTTTATCATGTGTGTGTTGTAACTCAATCTGCACAGGACTATTTGCATTAGCATACGAACCAGCACCGTACTGTACATAACCAGGTTGTCCGACTTGGTAAACAATTCCACCGTCTCCCACAATGTAAGCAGTATAAGCACTAGTCCATGAACGTTGCATATACTGTGCTTCATTGCGTCCTGTTGCTGTTTCGTTAGCCGTTTCATGAAGTAAAATATACTGATTATTCGCTACTTGAGAGCTACCTTCATTTACACCTAAATTAAATTCATTGTTAATAGTGTAGGCAAAAGCATTCGAAGGTAATAAAAAAAGAGCCATTAGTAGGCTCAATGATAAAATGATTTTCTTCATTTTTTTCCTCCTATTTTTTTAAGTTATATGCAGACACACCAGTGATAACACCTAAAAACGTCGCTACTGCATTGATAGTCAGAACTGTCATATCTGTTCCATTCCATCCATATGCTTTGTCTAGTGTTGCAACTAATACAGATGTAGCCGGAAGTACCGTAAGTACCGCCCACTTAATGATTTGATAATATTTATCAGGTAAGATCATCTTTATTCATCTTCTTTCTATTTTTATCGAGATGTTTCCCTAAATAAAGTTTTAATTTGTTGTGTGTGTTCTACCAATTTTTCTGCATGTGTATCTAATCTTTCATCGTGTTTCTTTAGTTCTTCATGAATCATCAATCGATCTGATTTGCTCGATTCTAAATCTTTTGTTAATAGTTCCAAGTTGTAACTCACTTGTGATAGTGTTTTCGTAATTTTTGTAAATGATGCAACAATCGGTCTAATTACTAATAAAATCAAAGAAACGATAGCGGTTATTGATCCTGCTATCGCTCCCCATTCCCCTAAATTAATCATATTGCAACTCCTTGTATCAAAACTAAAAGCACATCAATTAAGATGCACTCTCTTCATTGTTAATAATTTTTTCTGTTTCTTCGTCTGTAATGCATAGCGGAACGAACTGTAGAACTTGATCGTCAGTAAAACAGCCCCAGTCAAACATCATTTTCACATCGCTAAAACTAAACATACTACTCGCCTCCTTCTGGATTTAATTGCTCTTTAATTTCTTCAATGTCTTTGCTATTTTGAAGTGAAGCAAGCATTGTCTTTGAATTGATCTGTGCTAAACTATCAGCTTTTTCTTTCAATGCTGTATTTTCCTGTTTAATTGCTACATCGTTTAGCATGAGTTTGGCATTGAGCTGTTTTAGATTGCCGTTTTCATGTTCCAGAGCTTCATACACTGCTTCAAGATTATTTAGCTTATTGTGATCCAATACATTCGTCAAAACAATCCATCGTTTTTCTTGCGGATCAAATAATTGATCATTAATTGTTAAAGGCTCCCCATCTGAACGAATTCCTTCTAATGGTGGGACATCAGTAAACGGGACAGTCATAACCATATCATCTAACACTTTTCCGGCATATTCCCCACCAGGCTTGCCATACTTCCAAATATCTTTCATTTATTTCACTCCTTTATTTTTTTGTTTGCGTGTACCGTAAAGGACTAATGGAACAATAAGTACCATCTGAATCGCCAGGTATGAATACAAAAGTTGGCGTTGTGGTTACAGCTAGCCGACCACCGACACCTGTACTTGTTGCGCCGTAACCAAAGGCGGTTCGGTCAGGTTTCAACTCATTTGGTATATTTGTAGCTTGATTAGCACGTCCGAATGGATAATAACTTGTATCCTTTGTAAATTTTGTCCCTCCGGTCAGTTGGAACTCACCTCTAAACTCAATTTCATTATCACCATTTGCTTGATACGTGATTTTATATTGAGGTGGATTATTCTCAGCTACTTCGAAACCGTCCACAAGTGTAAGAGCAAGCCAACCTGTACTTTCTGCAACTGTCGCAACTTCTTCACCTGCAATCTGCAACCCATCCTCAAAGTTTTTTAAACCTTCAACTGACTGTGGCTCGGTCAAACTAACCGTATTATTCAAGCCTTTTTCAGCATATTCAGGCGTGATGTCCCAACTGTAATCATTGGGATTGTTGCTGTCTTTCAATCCTTCACCACAGTATTTATATTCACTAATATTTGGGGTTCGTGTGTCGCCTTTTTCTAGTTTTATCCATTCTACTTTACATTGACCTAAACTTGTATTTGGCACTTGATAAACATATAGTCTCCCAGTTATATCAGTGGCGCTTCTAGTTGCTTTAAATGTCAATTGCCACTCATCAACAAGACCTTCAACTGGTTTCATATCAAAAAGATTCACAGTAGAACCATTAGTTTCATATTGTACAAAACAACGGAATGTCTGCGTTGCCGGTTTAGTTCCTTTAAGTGTAATAGTATAGGTCTGGTCTTTAAGTAACTTTTCGCTTGGTGTTTTAGTTAGAAGCAAATATGAGCTACTTGTAATGCCAGTTGGATCAAGTAAATTTTTACCTAGTGTTTTTTTACTCAAATAATATGGCGCATCGAGTAAATTTGGCTGGTAAGGAGTTGCCGTATCACTTGTTGACGTTACTTTCTCAATCTTAATATCATAACCAATGTAGAGTTTGCCGACTTGTCCTTTAGTCGAGTAAACCTAAAAATAAGTAAATTCTCCGTCTGACACGTTTTCAGGTACAGTAAATGTCTCTTTAATGAACCCCCATTTTCCCCTACAACTATTATCTGGATATAAATAAGTGACACGTGTCACAACGTTATTAGCTGATACACAATACGGATAGATAGGCGAAGAGCCGTAATTTGTGGAGAAATCCTCACTAATCATTATAGGCACAGTTACGATATAAGTAGAGCCTTTTTCTAACCGTCCTACAGATGGAATATATACGCTTCTACTTACATCGTTTGCTGACGGATCGCTAAAGTCAAGTACAAAATGCGAACCGCCGTCTTTAACATAAGCAGGAGGTTCTGTAATCTCTGAAGCATTTTTACTTAGTTTTGAAAAATCTAAATTTAGGAATAAGTTAGGTCTTCCCGAATAATCATAGTCCCCGAAGTCAATGCTGTTACTGTACATCTTTTTCAGCTTGCCGAGGTCGCCGATTTGCTGATTGGTTTGATCAATACGATCATTCGCTTTATCAATATTAGTATTGAGAGTTGCGACATCTTGATTAGCTTTCGTGATTTTGTCGTTTGTGTCTTTTACTTTCGCATCAATCTGCGTTTCGGATTCCGCAATTTTCTTTTCAATCTCTAGCTTTCCATCAGCTAGAATTTTTTCGATTTTATCGATTGTCTGGCTAAACCCATTGAAATAATAATCTTCCAGCTCTGGCGTACTATCATCAATTGGACTGCGTTTGATATAAAAAGTAAAACGACCAGCTGTATCTAACGAGCGGTCGTTTGGAAAATCAATATATACGCTACCTTCTACTTTACCGACATATCCTAAAATATTATCTTCTAATACGATAAATACAATACCATTCACAGGATCTTCTACCGTAGCTAGATAGTCATGTTTACCATAACCACCTTCTGCCGTTGCAGATTTGAACATCAAGCGAATCGGAACAGTTGTCCCTTCGGGTAAGCTTTGAGGGATGCCGTTTTTCCGAACTAACTTCATTCGAAGCTTAGCTGTTCCTCGATCATGCGACCAAAAAACAACATTCGTCCTGTTTGGACTAGTGGCTTCTGCTTGAATCACAATGATCGATTCATTCATTTTATAAACCATTAACTTAACACCTGCCCATTATTGATAATCAAACCTCTGCCAATAATTTTATTTTCAGTTGTCGCAAATCCTGCAACTGGCTTGGCATATCTAGCAGTTGCTGCATCAACGTACACCCCAATGTTATTGCCTGAACCCGCCGTCTCCAT